ATAGCTAGACGCAGAGTAATCACCGTCTACGCCATCGCAACGCCAGTGGATTACAGTAATGCCACCGTCTGCCAAGTTACGTTCTGTCATTGGTACTGACCATGTGTATGTGACTGCCATAATGTTTTCTCCTATATTGCAGCAATGATGAACGCTAGTAATTCGCTGTAGCGAACACCCATGCGTGATCTTTCTTCGCCAGTTTCTTCGTCAGTCCACGTTGAGTGAATGAACATAGCGTAGTCACCAGCGTCTAATCCTTCAGCCTCAAATGCAGCTTGTAGGTCTTGTGCAATGATACCAAAGTGCGTTCTGGCTTCATCGCCTTTTTCTTCTACAGCATCACGCCAACGGAACTTGCGCAGTAAGCCTTTGGCAGCCACAGCCACACGTTGCTCTGCATCTGTTAGCTCCGCAATGTCTTGCTTTTCGTTTTGGTCAGATGTGTTGATTGTGCCGTTGGTGGCGTAGATGTCATCCCAACGAATAGAAGAGACACCCAAATCCTTGGAGTTATCAGCGAAACTACCAGTAGCAGTTGAAGGGTAAATGCCATTAGCATAGAAGCCAATTCCGCATTCCTGAGGTGATGCACCAGCGATGTAAAGGTATCTAACAGAATTCGTAAAGTAACTCCCAATACTCCCCACAGTGCTGTTGTCTTTGCGGAATATTGCAATGTCGCCATCTGATGTTAGGCGGTTCAAAAGAAGGGCTGCATTTTCATCAGCAGTATGGGTGCTAAATCCAGAAGCTCTAAAAGATGAACCTACTGTTGTTGTGTAATCACCTGTGGCAGTTTGGTTCACCAGCAAGTTACCGCTGCTGTCGATGCGCATGCGTTCTGTGCCAGTATAATTGGTAAATATTGTGCTACCATAACCATGAACCTCTAGGCCGTTGGCACCAGAATTGTATTTTATGTAATGGGAACTGCTATCTGTTGTCGAACCAAAATGAACTTTTGCACCCCCAGTTACTCCAACATTACCGCTGCTGTCGATGCGCATGCGTTCTGAGGCGTTGGTTTGAAATAGCATGTAATCCGCAGAATGGACATACCCTATTTGACCTACATCCGCATCATCAATGTCGCCAAAGTTTATGTAATCATTATTTCCCGCGTTGGTTAGAAACTGAAGAGTAGGATTTCCAAATTGTGAATTTGAAGCGGCATCTAGTCTAAGCGTTGCATTAGCCGCATTAATATCTAGGTCTTCAGCTGGCGAACTCGTCCCAATGCCAACCCGACCGCTGCTGTCGATGCGCATGCGTTCTGTGCCGCTTATTTTGAACAGCATAGGGAGGTTTGACTCACTGTCCAGTATTAGGTTTGTTCCCCAATTCTTATAAGCGTCAGCATATACAGAAGAAGATGCAGCAGCAATGTTACCAGAAACATGTAGTTGCACGTTTGAATTGATGCTTGTTACCCCAATGCCAACTTTACCGCTGCCGTCGATGCGCATGCGTTCTCCAGCATTAGCATAAAAACGCATAGAGTTATCTGCGTTAGAATACCAAATTGCCCCGTTATCTAAATCGTCTACATCGCCAAGTCCTAAGGCAGTAATCGAACCAGCCGCTGAAGTGAAGTTCACTACACAATTTGATGAATTGTCCAATACTTGAAGTTCACCATTCGGTGTGGTTGTCCCAATGCCCAAACTCTCAGCACTCGCATCCCAGAAGAACTTTGGCGTGGTGCCTGTGTCCTCGTAGAAGCTGATGTCGCCGTTGTAAGAGATGAGCATCTTATTTGTAGACCCATCATAACCCCTAAATAAGAAGGAACCATCTGTAGTTGCGCCAGACTGACCATCAAAATACAGCGTACCACTAAGCTGGCGTATAAAAGATTGCTGATTTGTAGTCCCAGTATCTGCAATAGTTATAACAGGGTTATTCTTTTGTAATGTAATATCACCATCCACAGTCAGCCCATCGCTGGTCAAAGTACCCGTGATGTTCAGATCGCCTGTTAGAGTGCCGCCAGAAAACGGCAGATATGTCGTGGATACAGCGTCTAGTGTAGCACCATCAGCGGCAACGTCACGCCCATCTACAGTGCCAGTGACGGTGATAGAACCAAAGGTTGGGCTATCGTTAGGTTGAACTGACGTATCAGCCAGGGTGCCCTGGGCAGCTGTAGCATAATCTGTGGAAGCTGTAGTTGCCGCAGTTCCTAGACCTAGGTTTGTTCTTGCAGTTGTTACGTTAGCAACGTCAGACAAGTTGTTAGCCGCAATAAGTGCACCAGACAGTGATGCATAAGCTGCCACCCAGATAGACCCATCGTACACCTTCATGGTGTCTGTGGTCGTATCGAAGTACAGAGCACCAGCAACTAAAGCATCACCGTCGTTATCAACAGTAGGATCTGATGCCTTCTGACCTAAGTATCTATCGTCGAAGTTGTCTAGAGCCTCCAGAGCAGCGTCCTTAGCAGCCGTAGCAGTAGATGCACTGGTAGCAGCCGAGGTTGCACTTGAAGCAGCCTGAGTGGCACTAGAAGCAGCGTCTGCCGCACTTGAGATTGCTTGGGTAGAAGCGGTGTTAGCACCTAAGACATCACTGATGTTATCAGCTACGGTATTAATCTTTAGGACGTTGTTACTGACAGTCTCCACGTCACTGATGTTGTCAGCCACGGTTTGGACGTAAGACACATTAGATGAGACGGTAGCCACGTCAGTGTTTGTCGCAGCGGCCTGTGCTGTAGATGCACTTGTAGCAGCCTGGGATGCACTGGTTGCTGCATTAGCTTCACTTGTTGCTGCATTAGATGCTGACGTACTTGCACTAGTCGCTGAGGATGCTGCCGCAGTAGCGGATCCACTTGCATCTAGGGCACTGTCAGCTGAACTAGAGGCGCTTGAGGTTGCACTAGCTGCCGAGGTGGATGCTGAGGTTGCACTGGCAGCAGCATTGGATGCGCTTGTGGCAGCTTGAGTGGCACTGGTGCTCGATGAGGTGGCTGAGTTGGCACTGTCAGTTGCTGAGGACGCAGCTGCGGCTACAGACCCACTGATGCTCGATGCACTGTTAGAGGCATCTGTTGCACTGGCGGCTGCGTTAGTTGCGCTAGTGGCAGCATTTGCCTCACTGGTTGCGGCGTTTGTTGCTGCGGTCTCAGCTGCCGTCTTCGAGCTTGTGATGGAGTCAACGTCAGTTGGATTAGTACCAGTGCCGCTATAGAAACTTGAATTTGCCATATTCTAATGCCTTACTCTTCGAGAATGCTTGATGGACGAATACTTTGGAGAGACCCTGCTTGCTCTGCCTCATTAGCCATCTCTTGGATTTCAGTGATGAAGACACCAGCCTTCTGTTCGAACAGTGGCCCACGCTCGTCTAGGAAGTAATCAGCCGCATAAGACAGGGCAGTGTATGTTACTAGGTCCGAAGCAATGTTCGTCAGGGAGTTGCTTGAGGTGTCTGTGGTCAGATCAGTGAACTGACTGTAGTAATCTATCGATACCGTTAGGTTGGCAGGGTAAGGATACAAGAGTATCAACTCGCCCTGACGACAGAAGTGCTTGGGTGTCCCAGCCTCACCAATTGCCTGGAACTGCTTCATCTCCCGCAGTGACACGCGCGACAGGGCGTATTCACTGTTGTATATACTCATGATCTCAATGAGGTCGTTGGGTACAACGATGTTTGTGACCTGAGACGTGATCGCGTAGTTCTGCGTTTTCTCCATGCTCGGGATCCGCAGTGTACGCTGGATGCGTGTGATGGCCTGGTCAATAAAGGTGTCAGCCAGGGCGTCATCACAGTCCGTGCGATTAAGTAGGGCCTTAAAGTGCGCCCTGATTTGACCTTTGTTCATTTCTTATGACCTTCTCATGATCGCCATATTGTCGATTAAGTTGGGATACGGACGACCAGCCTTCTTAGCCTTTGCTCTGGCTTTGGCTTTCTGAGCGTCTGTCATCTTCTTGCGTTTTGCTTTGGGCTTAGGGTTAGCTTGGTTCCAAGGTGTCTTAGACATGTTACTTGGATCCCTTTTTGCACTCACCAGCTAAACGGCATGTGCCTGGTGTCTTGCACCCTGGGCAGGGACTAAATTTACCTTTGTCGCTGTACATAAGTCAGATCCTTTTCTCAGTTGCCATGAAGCCATCCAGGTTCTGATCTCTGAGACGTTTGACAAT